AATGATCTTATGGCACCGTTCATAACAAGAACGGGCCAAATTAACGCTTTTGTAATGAGAAGAAACAATCATCTTTATGAGGGTTTTGTACAGCAAAACTTTACACACAACAACAACGTCGCCTCATTAGCCGAAGATCCGCGCCTATTCACCACAGAAATAACTATTAATATACTGGGCTACTTGGTGGGTGAAGGTGTAAACGATGATCGACCCGTGGTGAGAGTGGATGAGAATACGGTTGAGTATCACTTTCCTCAGGAAAGCACAATTCCTGCAGGGAATTTTAATTTGTGGGGAAAAGAGTAGTTCAGGAACAGAATATTGAAAGTTGCGTATCCTTTTGGGTTTAAAAATACTATTTAAAGTATGATTAGGCATCGAATATACTTGCTTTTCAAAAGAGGAACCACAATATGTCAGTAAAAAGTTTCAAGTTCGTATCTCCTGGAGTGTTTATCAATGAAATTGATAACTCGTTCATTCCAAAATCTGCCGATGTAATCGGCCCCGTTGTAATCGGACGCGCTACCCGCGGCCTTGCAATGCAACCAGTTACGGTTGAATCTTATTCAGAATTCGTAAACATGTTTGGTGATACAGTTCCTGGTAATGGTGGCGGCGATGTTTACCGTGATGGTAACTATCAGGCCCCGATGTACGGAACTTATGCTGCGAAGGCTTTCTTGCGCGCAAACGTCGCCCCTCTTACTTATGTTCGTCTTTTAGGACAACAAGTATCCAACAACACCGGGACCACCGCCGCAAAGGCCGGCTGGCAAACCACGAAGTCTACCAATGTCGCTCTGGCCGAGAATGGTGGATCTTTTGGTCTTTTCATCGGTAATTCAGGATCAACCGCAGCCACTAGTATGGCCTTGGCGGCTATTTTCTATATAGATAATGGACATATCCAACTTAGTGGAACAGTACACGCCCCGGACGGTGTGAATAGCGACCGTCTGTACGCAACATCTTCCACCGGCCAGGTCATCAGATCTGATACTAATGGTATATTCAAGATGGTTATTCAGGGTACAAGCAAGGGACAAGAAATTATCGAATTCGGCTTGGATGATACAAAAGAAACGTTTATTCGTAAGCGTTTCAACACCAATCCACAACTTGGTAACGCTAATGCTTCTGATTTCTATGCCGCTGCTTCTGAAAGAGATTATTTCCTTGGTGAAACATTCGAGCAAGAACTCCGCGACGGCGCCGGCCAAAGCCTCGGAGACTTAACAGCCAAAACCAGTCTGGTTGGTACTGTTTTGCCTCTTTGTTTAAGCAGCTCAGTTACGACCCAACCAGGCCAAATGAAAGGTCAGGCTTCTAGAGAAGCCACAGCAGGTTGGTTTATTGGACAAGATCAGGGCGCCGCGGCGTCTTTCGAGCCTCAAAATATGCAAAAGCTTTTCCGTCTCCTCGGCCGCGGCCATGGAGAATGGTTACATAAGAACGTAAAAGTTTCGATTGAAAGAATTAAAGCATCGACTTCAACAGTAACTGGTTATGGTACATTCTCTGTTGTCTTAAGAAGTCTTTACGATACCGATAATGCCGTTGTGGTTGTGGAGAGATTTGATAATCTTACTTTAGATCCAACATCTCCCAATTATATTGCGCGCATCATCGGAGACCAGTATCAACAATGGAACGAAACTCAAAAGCGATTGAGGGTTTATGGTGATTATCCCAATCAATCAAAGTTTGTTCGCGTTCACATGAACGCCGACGCAGATAATGGTGCTACTGATCCAGTATTGTTACCATTTGGCTACTTCGGTCCTCCACGCTTTAAGGCCGTAACCTCCATCGAAGGCCCCGCCGGAACTACCGGTACCGGTGGGTTTATCACAACCCTCTTCGCCGGATCTCAGCCAAGCGGAGCGGTGAACCAGTGGGGCTTTAATACTCCGGCCGCCGAACCGTCGACCACGCGCGCCGGCCTAATGAGTAGTTCAGTCAACATAACAGCTTCCCTTTACTTCCCATCTGTACGTCTCCGCAGTTCATCGCTAGATGGAGGCATGAGCGACCCAACAGACGCATATTTCGGCATGTCGACCACCAGATACTCCGCCTCTACAGTACATGATCCTAGTGTTGCAGATGTACACAATTTGATGTATTCAGGCTTCCCTGACGATCCCACAACAGGTGTTTCTACCGCTGTTGAAGGTTACGGATACGTGTTCTCAATGGATGATATTGTGAGTAGTTCAGTGAACGGCGATTACGGTTGGGTATCTGGCTCCAGGGCGGCGGAAAACTCCAAAACCTCTGCTTCTTATAAGGAATTGCTAGATGCAGGATATGACCGGTTCACCGCGCCATTCTGGGGCGGCTTCGACGGTCTTGATATCATGAAGCCAGATCCACTTTACAACGGCTCTATGACCTCTGCCGCTACTGAAAGGAACTCATATGTGTTCCATACATATCGCAGAGCGATTGATACCGTTGCTGATCCAGAGTATATCAACATGAACTTGTTGGCGGCTCCCGGTCTGACAACCGACGCTCTTACAACTCACATGGTTAGAGTTTGCGAAGAGCGCGGCGATGCGATGGCTCTCATTGATTTGGCCAACGTCTATATTCCCTCACATGAGGCATATAAGTCAAACAGGGCCGAAAGAATTGGAACCACTCCAACGCAAGCAGCCACCGCTTTGAAGGATAGACAAATCGACTCCTCTTATGGTGCTACTTACTATCCTTGGGTCCAATCCCGCGACGAAGCCTCTGGCCAGCTTCTATGGATTCCACCCTCTGTTGCCATGATGGGCGTTCTGGCTAGCTCTGAAAGAGCAGCACAGCTTTGGTTTGCTCCTGCAGGCTTTAACAGAGGTGGCCTAACAGAAGGCGCCGCTGGTATTCCAGTGTCAAACGTCAGTGAAAGACTGACCTCTAAAGATCGCGACACTCTTTATGAAGCTAGAATTAATCCTATTGCTTCGTTCCCATCATCTGGGATTGTTGTGTTCGGTCAGAAGACACTCCAAGAACGCCAATCAGCGCTTGATCGGATTAATGTTAGAAGACTAGTGATCTACTTGAAGAAGCAAATCTCTATTCTTTCTACAAAAGTGCTGTTTGAACAAAATGTTCAAGCAACATGGTTGAGATTTAAGTCTCTCATTGAGCCACTCTTGTCAACCGTTAAAACGCAGTTTGGTATCACGGATTATAGGCTTATCCTTGATGATACAACAACCACACCAGATCTTATCGACCAGAACATCCTGTACGCCAAGATTATGGTTAAGCCAGCTAGAGCTATTGAGTTCATTGCAATCGACTTTGTGATTACCTCAACTGGTGCATCATTTGACGATTAAGGGGTAAAGATTTTTCTTACGCTCACTATTTAAAATAGACTAAGGAGTTAACACAACATGTCATTCTGGTTTCAAACAGACTCAACTCAAATACAAGATCCCAAAAGAAAATTTAGATTTGCGCTTTATTTTCAAGGTATTGACCCTGATGGGGGTTTAGCGTGGTATGCTAAGTCGGTTAATAAGCCTTCTTTTACGCTTACTGCCGCAGAACACAAATATTTGAACCATACTTTCTATTATCCAGGTTCTGTTACTTGGGAACCGGTTACCGCGACCCTTGTTGACCCAGTTGATCCAGATATGACTGCAACTCTCTCCGCTATTTTGGAAGGCTCTGGTTATAGACTACCAGCCACGCCTGATCAAGAAAATATGACTAGTATTTCCAAGGCACAATCTATTGGCGCCCTTGGTCAAGTTACGATTATGCAACTCAACTCTGAAGGTGAGAGCTTGGAAGAATGGACTCTTCACAATGCCTTTATTACCTCGGTCAAGTATGGCGATCTGGCTTATGATGGTGATGATTTGTCAGAATTGACTGTTGAGATGAGATACGACTGGGCTTCAGTTTCGACAAGAGGCCAATCTCAAACCACAACAGTAGATAATAGCACAGAGTTCTTCAAAGTCTAACAATAAAACAAACAATAGAGGTGTATATTGTCACGAAATAGAAACCGCGTAGGTGGACAGGCACAAAATTCAGCCGCCGACCCCGCACCAACTATGCATGAAAAAACCAATGATGGTTTTTCTTTTGTAATTCCAACAGAATTTGTAGAGTTACCATCACAAGGAAGGTATTATCCCGAAAACC